GGGAACTGCTTGGAGCTAGTCCCAAAGGTCACGCAGCCGGTCAACGTCAGCGCCACTAAGGCACTCGTGCAGACCGTCCGCAAGGTTGTCCGCATAGTCATCGAGAGCGGCCTTCCGTTTTGAGAGTTCGGTGAAGCGTTGGGCGTCCAAGGCTGCGGCCTTTTGGTCAGCCAGCAGGGCCTCGTTAGCCACCGTGCGGGCAGCTTCAGATGCCTTCAGTTCAGCCTGTAGGGAGACGATAGCTGCCTCTTGGCGAGCCTCTGCCTTACCCTTCTGGTACAGCGCGATCCCCGTGACGAACAAAGCCAAAAGGCTCATCGTCAGGATCACTAATTTCCAGTTCTTGAGTACCCACAGCATCAGCGGCGGTTCCTTGTATGTTGGTGAAGGTTTCCAGCGCCCGCTTGAAGTCGAAGTGTCCGACACCGACGTAGGCCCCATAGAGGGAGCCGATGAGGGCCAGACAGCCGGCGACGACAGCCGCGCCCTGCCCAGTGCCCACGCCATAGAAGGCAAGGCCCCAGGCGAGCACCGTGTTGACCGCGAGAGCGATCTTTGAGGTGCGCCGCTTGGAGGTCTTGGTGATCACAGGAGGTGGCCGAGTTCGTCCTTGCGCACGTCGAACGACGGGCAGGCTTTGGCGGCGTACTGGTTGTGGCCGGAGACCTTCTTCAGGCCGTACTTGGCGATGGCGGCCTCGGTGAGGGCGATCATCGTGGCCCGCTGGGCGGGAGTGCGGGTGTCCTTGGGGGTCTTGGCGTCTTTCGCTAGTCCACCAACGTAGACGTAGCCGATGGTTCCGGAATTGTGACCTTCGACATGGGCTCCGATCTGTTCCTCGGGGCGACCGTCGTGGACGGTGCCGTCGAGATACACGACCTTGTGGTAGCCGATGCCGCTCCAACCCCGAGCGCGATGCCACGCATCAATTTCCTTGACGGTGACTTCGCGGCCTTCGGGGGTGGCGGTACAATGCCAGATCAGTTCTTTGATCGGGCGTATTGCAGTTTTCCTTTAGATCGAGGAACGGGCCAGCTTGGCCTTGACGGCTTCGCGGAAGGCCGGGTCCTTCTGGTACTCGGGCTTGGCCTGATCGTTGAGCATCTGCTGGAGGCTCGTGTAGACATCGCCGCCGCCCTGCGGAGTGTTCGCCGGGTTGAGCAGCTTGGACGGGGAGCCCTTCGCCTTCACGTAGTCAGCCTTCAGGGCCTTGATGGCCTGCTCGGCGCGGTTCTTGTCGCCGGAGTTGACGGCATCGTTGAACGTCTTGACCTTGGCCGCGTCGTAGCCGGTGGCGGCCCATGAGGTCATCTTCACCAGCTCGTCAGCACCACCAGCGGCGGCGTGAGCGTGAGCAACATACCCGTCAGCCTTCGACCGGCGGTACTCGATGAACTCGTCAACAGTGCCTTTGTCGAAACCGGCCGCTTCGAGCTTCGTGTAGTGCTCGTCCGACAGCTTGCCTTCCTTGTCGAAGTGGGCTTGGACTTCGGCCATGTCGAGACCGGCGCTTTCTGCGGCGTTCTTCGCGGCCTTGTCGTCGGCGTCTTCAACAGTCTCATCGGCAGGCTTCTCCTCGGTAACCGCGCTCTCTTGCTCTTGGGCGGCTTCCTTCGGGGCACCTACCTTCTTCTCCAGTTCGCCATACGACTGGAGGAGGGCTTCGGTGCGGATCGACTTGGTTTCGGGGTCCCAAAACTTCTCGGGAATGTGGGCCGGACGTGCGTCCTGAACGGGGGCCTCGGCCGGTGTCGGCTCGGAGGTGATGTTCAGCTCGACGGCACCACCCATTAGGCGATCCTCGTCTTCACGGTCACGCCGAAAGCGGACTTGCTTACGATGTAGGTGGCTTCGCCTTCAACGACGATTTCTTCGTTGCCTGCGAGGCCGGTCTTCAGGTCTTCGAGGGCCTTGGCGTCTTCCGCCTTCGACCGGGTGCCGGTGTTGATTTTGCTCATGCTGTCGGTGTCTCCATTGACTTTTGGGCCATACCGCCGAGTTGGTTGACGGCGTTCGGGCCGAGCTTGTCCACGAGCTGCTGCATCATGGCCTGCTGCTGCGCGGCTTGGCTTTCTTCAGCCGTCATGATGAGGCCGGCGGTCTCGACGTTCAGGCTGTTAGCCACACGTTGAGCAAAGCCGTCCCACTTGATGGTCTGGACTGCGGGGGTGTCCGCGATGATTGCCTTGAACTGGATGAGATTGGATAGGTCGTTGCCACGTCCAAGTGCATCCATGCCAGTGACCACCTTCGGGAAGACGATCCCTTGGGGAAGCTCCGGGAGTGAACCTCGGCGTTCCAGGCATTTGATCAAGACGGTAGCGAGCGGGAGCTGAAGGTCCACCGCTTGGACGGAGTAGGTTCCGCCGAGGGTGTCTTCCAGTTCGCGAGCCATGTAGCGGATTTCTTCCGCCGTGACGCGCTCACCCGGCCGCTGGATCGCGGTGTTGAGGAGGAAGGCGAACGCCATACGCTGTTCGAGCGTGGCGATCATTTCCTTGGCTACGCGGAAGTCGTTGTATCGCTCGATCTGGAGGAACGTGATGTCCTCGGCGTTGCCCGCGATGGGCTCACCGTTGACAGCAGTCATCAGATCGCGGACCGAGGTGGAACCGTTCGGGTTCACCATGGGGATCACGCGGGAAGCGATAGCGACAAATTCGCGGATCGATTTCGAGAGGCTTTCGAGGTGGGCGAGGTCGCCCGAGTATTCCTCGACAAGGCCACGACCGTAGTCCTCGCCATCGACCTTGTTGTACCGAAGGGCTAGGAAGGGCAGCTCCTCGCGGAGGTACGTGCCTTCAGAGCCGGGGACAACAATGCCTTCGATTTCTTGGTAGACCTGATACTGGCCCTCATCGTTCAGCACGATATGGGTGAACAGGAAGAAGGGCTTGTCGGACGGTTGCGTCTGGACCCCGTTCTCAAGCGGCGCTCCGGGTGGGAGTGCTTGGGTCGGGATTTGCTTCTTGATTTCCTCCGGGATCGCAGCGAGCGCGATGCTCTCCTTGACCACGGCTTCCAAGAGGTTCCCTGCCGGGTCCCTTTTGACGACGTACTTGTCCATACGGTAGACGCGGCAGCGGCCTTCCTCGGTGATGTAGAGGAGGACGTTTCCGCTGACCACGAGGAGCCGGAGGGCTTCATAGAGGTCGGAGCGGAGGGCTCGGCCTTCCACGTCGGTCATGACGCGGCGCACGAACTGCCCAAAGGCTTTGTCTACTTCGTCCTTGGCACCCTCCTGGCCGGAGATTTCGGCGGCCGTCATGTCGTCCACTTCCATCTTGAAGAAGGGGGCGTTCGGCGGGAAAAGTGCCAGCAGCATCTTGGCTGCGACGTTATTTACGCCACGAGCCCCGAGGCTCTGTTCTGGCGTGATGAAACTGGTGGAACCGTTGCTTGCTTCTTCGGGGAGCAGCGTCGGAATGGTGAGCTTGGCACAAACCCGTGCCCGGTCCAAATACGGTCTGCGCTGGCTTTCGAGAATGCCATAGCGCGATGCCGCTGCGCCGGCCATGAAGCTTAGACGTTAACTCCGGAGGCAGGACCGCCAGAGGCTAGGTCGATGCGGAGGGATGAACGGCCTTTGCGCTTCTTGTCGCCAGTGTCGGTGTGGATCGGAACCGGATCGGGTGCCTTCTCCGGAGCCTCTGTAGGCTTAGGGACGATGTTCGCGACCTTTTCGGCCTTAGGTGTGCACATAGATGGTTTCTTCCTGTCGGTTATGTTGGAGCCGGAGGTGGCGGACTAGCCGCCGCTCTCCTGCTTTCATCCAAATCTCCCGCTCGGTGTCCTTTGGGTCGGGACACTTCTCGGGATACAGGCGGTCCAGCCATGCGATCACTTCGGCGGAGATCGGCGGAACTTGCTGTTCTTGGCTCATGAATTGTTCCTAGGGTGTGTCGTAATCAGTACGGACCCGAGAGGGCCAACCTGACCTTTGACGCCAACTCATACAGCGAGCCGTCGTTGACGATCACCTCGTCAAACTCTCGGTCCTCCAGCAGGCCCTCTGAAGGGTGACTGTTGGTCGGCTCTTGGCCCGGTCGGTACACCTTCCAGACCTGTCCGCCTTCCTTCCGGATCGCGAGGTACTCATTTGGAAACCGCACGTCGTCAATGATGAGCATGTCCGGGCGACTGTCGTTCAGGACCGCCTTCAACCATATGTCCCGGTCGACCAGCTCGCGGCCCCACTCGGTCCCTACGGTCTGCGCAAGGTAGCGAGGGGTGACCCCCAGCTCGGGCAGGACGTGCTCCTTAAGGTCTCCGTAAAGCATCCGCTCGGTGGTCTCATAGTCGTACCCGAAGGTTGCCAAGAGTGGCCGGATCATTGCCTTGAGAGCATCGGCGAAGCCCTTGCGGACGAAGCCGTATTTGCCCAGCTCTCGGGCCACCTCACTCTTGCCCGACTGGGGGGCCGGGGAGTAGAGGCCGATGATCATTTGCTCGGTGTCCAGAGTATCGGTTCCTTTCTCTTGTAATCGTAATCTTCGGTGCGGAGGATGCGGGCTACCCGCGCTGCGGAGAGGGCGTCAGCCTCGGTGAGACCGGCCTTCTCGTAGTGGGAGACGATGCACTCCCACAGGTTGTCGTGGCCGGCCTGCGCCAACCATTGGACCCGCGTCTTGCCGGCGTTCTTTCCGCGCTTGATTTCCTCCTCGGTGCGGACCAGCAGCCGACGCTCGTCCACGATTTCTCGTGACCGGACGTAGCCGATGTTGGGACAGCCACCGTAGCCGTCCACCATGTCCCCCGAGAGGGTCTGTGCGTAGAACTCACGGTCGGCCTTCTCGACGCTGACAGGGACCGGCTTGGTGTCCTTCTTGGGGTTCCAGTGGAGCCCCGGAACCGAGCGAAGGTCCTTGTCCTCGGTCACGCACACCTTCTCTCCGGTGACCACCTTGGGGTTCGTCAGGAGGATGCCGAGTACGTCGTCGGCCTCCAGCGTTGGCCGCGTGAAGGTCTCGTAGTTCTCCTCGATGTGGGCCTTGAGTGCCCCGAGGATCATCGGCCGGCGAATGTTGTCGCGGTTGCTCTTGTAGGTGGGCAGCACCTTCTTGCGGAAGTTCTCCGTGTCCGACAGGCAGACGATGATGCGGTCTGCATCAAGCGTCTCCTTGAAGTGGTCGAACATGCTGTCGAGGTTGGCCTTGCCGGTGTCGGCGTCGGCCGAGAGGATGAAGGTCCCGTCGAACTCTAAGGGCTTCTCCACTCCACATGCCATCTGGTAGGCGAACAGGTCGCCATCCACGAGTAGGGTGGTCAACCGGCCAACTCGACCTTGTGGTAGCCAACAAGGCCGGTCTCGGCCATCAGCTTCAGTGGATCGTCGTGATCGCCTTCGGCGGCGCAAACCTCGATCAGGCTGGGGTTCGTCTTGATCCAGTCTAGGGTCGCCTCCTTAGTGGCGAACACGATGTTTTCGTGTCCGATGTCCCACTCGGAATGGATGCGGTAAACGTACTTTGTCATGCTGTCTCCTGTAGGTCGTCAAAGTCTTGGGCGAGGGCGATCCCGTAGGTCGCCTTGAGGTTCTCGCTCCAGTCGTCGTGATCGAAGCCGCTTATCGATTTTGTCGATGAGGCTGGCGGCGTCGTCGGGGTGGACGCGGAGCCACTCACCTCGGGCAGAGGCGGAAGCAGCACTGAAGGTCCGCCGTAGCGTACGCTCGGCGAGGCAAGCATCGGCGAACCAACGATGGTAATGGAGCCTGAAGTCTCGCAGCGGCGAGGCTGTTTGGTAGGTCCGAAGTCGTTCGGCCAGACCAGTCGTGCGGCCAACTTTGCAATACCCAGGCCAAGCCGGGTTAGTGATGACGTAGACATATCCTGCTCCTTTGTTCCGTCGTGTTTCAGTGCGTTTCTTTCCAGTTGCTCCCTGCGTCGGCGTTACCCGCGAGGGGGCACTTGAACTCAAGGTCGTCTCCTGCCTTTCTGATGCTGTCCTCGGCCAGACGCTTGACGGTCTCGACGTGCTCGGGGCGCGTGTCGATCTGCCATTCGTCGTGGACGTTGGCGCAGAACTCGTAGTCCACACCGGGCACCAAGCCAGCGGCCTGAAGATCGGCGTCGAGGATGACGAGAGCCACTTTCATGATGATTGCGCCGGCAGACTGAAGCAGCGTGTTGAGTGCTGCGTGGGCCTTGCGGACCTTCAGCTTGCCGCCGTCGAGGGCGAACAAGAACTTGCGCTTGGAGGCGCGTTTCTTGACCTGTTCGACCAGCTTACCGAGCGCCGGGAGGTTGCGCATGAAGGCGGCTTTCGATGCCGTTCCTGCGTCCCTGATCTTCTTCTCGGAGCCGGTGACCCCAAGGATCGTGCCCAGCTTGTAGTCGCCTGCGCCGTAGATGAAGGCGTAGAACCAGACCTTCGCTATCTCTCGACCCGAGACCGTCTTGCCTTCAACGGTGTAGGCTTTCATCGGGTCTAGCCCGAGCGCCCTCGCATTGACGGTGTGCATGTCCGTCCCTTCGGACTTCTTGCCCTTCAGGATGGTGTCGATGTACGCGCCGCCGTCGTAGCGGGCCATGTAGCCGGCCAGACAACGAAGCTCCAAAGCGTCCGCGTCACACCCAACCAGCACGAAGCCGGCGGTGGACGTGAACAGCTCGCGGCAGTCAGCGCCGTAGCCGCCGATGTAGCCCCACAAGACGTTGCCGTCGTCGTCGGACTTTACCTTCGGGACCTGTGCGATGTTCGGGTTCGAGTGGGTCATCCGGCGCGTGACAGCACCGAGGGTGATGACGCCGCCGAAGATGCGTCCGTCCTTCTCCTTCTTGAGCCACGCCTGCTTGCCTTCCGCGATCTGACCGATGCGCTTGGCGACCGTCAGGTACTCGGTAAGCAGCCTCGCCTCGGGCCACGGGAGCTGCGAGAGGACCGTTTCGTCCACCTTGGGCTCACCACTGTCGGTGAACTCCATGGGCCGCCAGCCGTAGAGCTTCTTCAGGCGCTCGGCGATATGCTGCCGACTGCCGGGGTTGAACTCGACGGTCTTGACCTTGGTGTACGGAGCGCCGGCCTCGTAGTGGGCCTTGGGGTAGATCGGGATGGGGTTCCCGTCCTTGCCGAGCTTGAGCGACTGCCCACCTCGGGTCTTGACCCAGCCAATCGGGGGGAGGTCTTTCTGCTGGACCGATCGATCCTTCGTCGGCGTGACTTGGCCGTTGGAGGCCAGCCAGGTGCCGAAGGTTTCCTTCAGGCTGCGTTCGAGCTTGTCACGTTCTGCGACCAGCTTGACGTAGAGCTTCTCGGCCTTCTTGGTGTCGAAGGCGAAGCCCCACCGCTCCTGACGGGCGAGGATACGTGCCACGTCCATTTCGAGGAGGACCGACCTGTCGGAGAACGGCGAGCGTTTGCCTTCCTCGGTCTTCAGGTCCTTCCACAGGGTCCAGAGCTTGGCGTAGAGGTCGGCGTTGACCACCACGTCCTGCTCGCAGTACTCCTGCATTTCCGGGTTCCAAGAGGCCCACGGATCGAGCCCCTTTTCCTCCATCATCTTCGAGTAGTCGCCCTTCCAGTTGCCGAGGCGGTAACCGAAGGCTTCGAGGCTGTACCGCCCCCGGAGACCCGGAGGCAGCTTGCCGCGCTTGATGAGCTTGGGATCGGTCTCCTTCAGCTCCGGCCAGATCAGCCGCGCCAGCACGAGGGTGTCGATGACGACGCCCTTCGGCTTGAACCACGGGTAGACCTTCTGGAGCGCCGGAATGTCGAACTTGATGATGTTGTGGCCGATCAGCTCGTCGGCCTCCATGAGCATCTGAACGCCGTCCGCGACGTTCTGGCAGGCTCCGGTATCTTCCTGTTTGAGGCTCCAAACTCTGCCGGTGTCGGCGTCCTTCAGAACCAGTGAGTGGACGGTAGTTAGCTTGTCCAGAAAGCCGTCTGTCTCGATGTCGAAGATCAGGCGGATGGCAGACCCCGGACGAGCATCCGCTCCATCTCGGCCTCGGCGGCGCGGGCCTGTGCAGCCTCTTGACGGAGCTGGTCCCGTTCGCCCAAAGCCTGCCGGAGCTGGCCTTTGACTGCCTTCAGGTCGTCTTCCGCTTTCCAGAGGCGGCGGATGGCGTCTTCGAGTAGGGCGCTGTTCATGCTTTGCCTCCTTGAACGAGTTGGAATGAGGATCTGATTTGGACCGCTCGCTGGTGGCGGTTCTGTCGCATGTTCGCCAAGGTGATCTGCGCCGAGGTGTTGCCCTCACGGGCGCGGCGCTGGAACACCACGAGGTCACCGATGGTGAGCCGCTGGGCTTCCATCAGGTCAGAAGGGGAGGTCGTCTTCTCCCGAGAAGTTTTCGGTGTCATTGTCTTCCTCGAAGGGGTTGTGATCGAGTTCGAGGAGGCGACCAGTCTCACCGTCGTAACGGTAGAAGATGGTCTCCCCCACCGCTGACCCGACAGGTCGATGTTTGAGGATGCGGACGGTCGTCACGCAGCGAAGCTCTGGCTTCTCGTGCTGCTGGTTGCGCTCCAGCCCGATCATGGTGACGCACCAAAAGCCGATGGATCGGGAGCCCTTGAAGTGCCGGATCATCACCCGGCCGCCTTCCTCGTGAGGCGTCCCGTCAGGGGTCGCGAGGTGGGAGACCATGTGGATGGTGATGTTGAGTTCCTGCACGAGGGAGCCCATCTCGGCCATGATGGCTTCGAGAGCGACCCGTTCGTCCTCCTCCGCAGCGGCGGCGAGCGCCGTGAGGTGATCGAGGTAGAACAGGCGAACGCCTTCGGAGTGGGCGAGGTGACGGATCGTGGTCTTGATCACGTCCCAGTCGGTGGCGCCGAAGCTGTCGTACATGAACAGCTTGCGGTCCTCGATTTCGCCGATGGCTTGGCGTAGCTCGTCGGCCGTCCAGCGCGGCTCCTCGCCTTCCCGATTGGGGACGTGGAACTGCTTGCCGGCGTGGGTGCTGGCGATGCGCTTGACGGTATCGTGAGGCTGCTGTTCAAGCAGGAAGACCCCGACCGGCTCATTGAGAACCGTGATGTCGTGGTAAATCTGCTTGGCGAGGAACTCGGTCTTGCCGACCCCCGTGCCTGCTCCGATGGCGATAATCTCGCCCAGCCGGCGACCGTAGAGCGAGTAGTTGAGCTGCTCGCCGAACCACGGGAAGCCCATCTCGGTCGGGATGAGCGCCTGTTCCTTCACGTCGGCGATGGTTACCACACCGTCAGGGCGGTAGGCTCGTGCGCCGAAGATGGCGTCGATGACCTTGGCCCCTTCGCCAGCCTGAAGCGCCTCGTTGGCGTCCTTGTGGCCGTCGATCCGTGCGATCTTGCAGCGACCCGGCGGGAACAGCATGGCGCATTCCTGCGCGGCGTCCCGGCCCGGTTCGTCGTCATCGAACATCAGGACCACCTCATCGAACCCGAGGAGGTACTGGAGGTTCTTCTGGAGTGCCTTCTTGGCCCCTTGCGCCCCGTTAGGGAGCGAGACGACCGGCCATTTGTTGCCTTGAAGCTGCGAGACCGACAGAGCGTCAATCTCGCCCTCTGTCACTACGATACGCTTGCCGCCATCGCGCCAGAGGTGGGCTCCGTAGAGGCCCGCGGATTTTGTGTCTCCGAGGAACTTGAAGTCCTTGTCCTTGAAGCGGACCTTC